TTCGATGTCAAGATTGCCGGGTATTGGGTCTGGGGGGTCTCGTGCTGGATTGGCGGTGGATTCTGTTCCGGGAATGGCCCGTGGGGTCTGAATGACGCCGGGCAGCTGGTCCATCTGGGTAATGCCGGGCAGGGGGTGAATCGGCAGCTGGTCCATCTGGGCGATACCGGGCGGGGGGTGAATCGGCGGCTGGTCCATCTGGGCGATGCCGGGCGGGGGGTGAATCGGCAGCTGGTCCATCTGGGTAATGCCGGGCAGGGGGTGAATCGGCAGCTGGATGGGATGATCGACTACATGACTGCCTTATCGGAGCGGCTGCGCAAGGTGCGCGTATGTTCGGGGGATTGGTCGAGGGTGTGTGGGCCATCCGTGACAGTTAAGCTCGGATTGACGGGTATCTTTCTTGATCCGCCATACGCGGACACGGCAAACAGGCATGAAGATCTCTATGCCCATGACTGTCTTCAGGTGGCGCATGATGTTCGCGAATGGGCAATAGAGCACGGCGAAAATCCGTTATTGCGGATTGCCCTGTGCGGCTACGACGGCGAGCATAACATGCCTGAGCACTGGGCGGTGTATGCGTGGAATGCCGGAGTAGGGTATGGCGGACAGGCCGAATCAAGGACCGGCAATGGCACGCGCGAGCGGATTTGGTTTTCGCCTGCGTGCTTAGAACAACGTCAACAGGATTTGTTTTGAGGGAGGCTGCTCCTAAGGAGCGGTTGAAGAAGGAGCATGGAAAATGAAAGGCCTCATTGAGTTGGGTTGGTTTGGGCTACTCAACGATAACGGGGATCCAGCATCAGAGCCATGCTATCGATGCGATGGCGACGGGTACATTATTGCAGACTGTTTTGAGGATACGTGTTGTTGCGCAGATCCAGAGCTTGAGCACGATGTAATTCCGTGTCCGGTATGTACGCCAAGGAGGCTCCCATGAGCTACGGAGAACCTAGAATGATAGGCAGACTGAGCCACACCCATGACCGGCCCTGGCGACGATGGCGGAGATTTATGCTCCTCGTGCTAGGGGTGATGCTCGGGCTATCACTGCTCCTGATAGGGCTATACCGCAATACCACAGGGTATCCAGCGGTTACCGAGCCAAAACCTGACGAAGCAATGTGCCAAGCGCGGCTGGATACCTGGTTGTATGGGCATGAGTGGGTGGCATTGCGCGGCGTCCAGCAATGGGAGCAGTTCAAGACGCATCTTGGGGAGTGCGTGAAATGACCACCATGTTCAGGCGGCTCCGCTGGAGCCTGTTTATTGGACCCTATACCCTGTGTTGGTGGCTGACGTTTGTCCTGGGGTGGCTGCTGTATGGGGCAGCTAGAGCGCCACGAGTCGCACAACCCGTTGTCTGCGCGGCGAGTCTCGATGCCTGGTTGCGGGCAGTGCCGCTGCAGAGGAGGGGATGATGGATAATGCTGAGTACATGCGAGGGCTCCATGATGCGGCAAGTACCAATTGTATGTATTGCAATGGTACTGCGGTCGGCTATATTCGCACGCCTCACGGTCCGAACTCAGCCGGAAACTATGTGCATGCTATGGATCGCGGTGAAGATAGCGTGCTGTGTCGATCAAGTTCGATCTACTCGTTGATTGCCTGGCAAAAGACTGGGTTGAAGGCATTCAAAACAGAGGTCACATGCTGAGTTACGATGAGCTGGTCCAGTTTGCCGAGTGGATAGAGCGGCGTCAGAGGGCGTATGTGTGCCTCTCGGAAGAATTTGAAAGCGACGAACAGTCAAGGAAGAGTCTGACGTTCGACGGCACGATTTACCCTGAGGATGTGGAGCGGTTCAATCAGGAGAGGAAAGCGAGGCAACCATGATCCCGAAACAGATTTCGGGATCAACGGCTAAAAAAATTTGCCTCGCCACGGACCTAGGGGAGTGCCGAGTTGACAACGAGAATAGGGCCTTCTTCCGGATTTTCGGAAAATGGACGTAATGGTAGAATCGAAAAAATGTGGTGCCGTGAGATGAGCGCGGCAAGGTGTTCCGACCTGGGTGATTCCAGGTCGCAACGTGAAGACCCTCGGCTTGGTGCTCATCTCACCAGGTCGAGGGTTTTCTATTAGGGTAACATGCCAAACCGTATCATCCATGAGAAGGCACTCTATAGCGCAACACTTTCTAATCTTTCCGCTGAGGCTGAGCGGTTGTTCTGGCGGCTGACCGTAGTTGCTGACGACAAAGGCCGATTTGATGCGTTCCCAGCAACGGTTAAGTCCGATTGCTTCCCTCGGCTTGTCGACCACATCCCTACCAAGAAAATTATTACCTGGCTGCTTGAATTATCCACAGAGTGTTGCAGATTTTACACAGTTGACGGGCGAGAATATGGGTATTTCGTGAAGTGGGCGGAATATCAGAGGGTTTATGGGAACAAACCGAAGTTCCCGCAACCCCCCGCAGATTGCGGCAGTTCCCCGCAGAATCCCGCTCTTATTCTTATTCCTACTCCTACTTCTATTCCTACTACTACTACTACTACTACTTGTCCATCGGTGATGGACGATGAGTTTGAAAAAGTTTGGAAAGCCTACCCTCGGAAGATCGGAAAACAAGCCGCGATGCAAGCATGGAAGAAAGCGAAAGACAAGCCTCCGTTGGTCGACATACTGCAAGCCATTGAAAAAGCAAAACAATCAGAGCAATGGACGAAGGAAAATGGGCAATTTATACCTCATCCGTCGACGTGGCTGAATCAGGGACGGTGGGCGGATGAGGTGCAACCGAAGCGCAAGAGCTTGATGGAAGAATTCATTGAGAGGGGCACGCATGGCCATGGATCGAGAACAGTTTTACAGAGGGTGGCTGCTACTCATTACGCAACCGTGGGGGCGGCTGTATCTGGACCGGACGCAAGCGACGGAGGAGCAGCGAGCGACAGCGCAGATCCAGCAAGAACTGTACTATAAGCGCCTCTCGTTCTGTAATCCGTACCTATGGGAATCGATCTGTGAATCCTATGCGACCGGCGACCATTGGCCAAGCATCGATGAACTCAAGCGGTCGATTGCCGACAACAGCCCGGAGAAGCCTCGTGAGCCGCTCATTGAGCCACATTGGAGTGGAGCGCCTGAGCCGTTGGCGCTGGTCATGGCGTACCGCAAGCGCGAGGATAGTTCGATTCGAGATGCCGCGCTGGCCGTGCTACCGAAATGGATTACACAGAACCAGAGCCATATCGACGCTGAGGAGGCACGCGCCTTCCTCGAATCCGCAAGAGGGTACTTTGGGCTACCACCTGGCAGAGAGAAGTTCAAGGCGTGAGCAGGGATGGCCGAATTTCGGCGCTGGTAAAGTTTGAATTCTGATGGATGGTTGTGGTGAATGGGTGCATGATTGATCCACAAGGAACGACTCCGGAAACACGAGGGAGGATCTGTCCGGAACGGTCGGCGACTCGACGCCTCTACCGATGGACGAAGGTCTTGGCGGATCGTAGTCCAGAAGTCGTGGAGGTCGTCAGCGTCACCCTGAGTGCCCCCATGGTATCAGATCCGGATCAAGAATCCAATGCCACATGTGTGGCGAAAATGTTGTCAAGGGCCCAGCTTTTCTAACACCGCAATTCTTCAAGCTGTGTAGATAGGGCCTTTTTCTTCCTTGCTATTTTCCACACTCTGTTGTATCCCCAGAAGAAGGGGCATCCAGATCTGGGGATGATGTCCTGCGTTGACGAAGCGAGGGCCCCACTCGCGTAGTAGCCTGAGGCGTTGCCGCATCCTCCATCATGCCGGATCCCGCCACACCTGCCCGCTCAACACCTCCAGCCATTCCTGATCTTGTGCACCGCTACCTCAATGGTGAGAGCTTGCAAGCCATTGCCGATAATACCCATCATTGCTTTCGGACTATTTATCGTTGGTTGTTGCGTGAAGCCGGACCCGATTATGAATCATTGCAGACCGATGCATTAATCAGTCGGGTCGCTGATGCGGATTATGAACTGTCCATTGCTGCCGATAAGGTCAGTGTCGCACGGGCACGAGAGCAAGCTAAATTTGCACGCATGGATTTTGAGCGTCGACGACCGAAGTTGTATGGTCCAAAGCAGGATATCGATGTCGATAACCGCATCACAGTTGTGATTCAGGCGCCTCCACCTGTCATACCATATATAGATAAAACAGCGCCCATAATTCCTGTGGATTCACAAGTGATTGATAATACAGAGAACGCAGAGGAAAAAAAGTTGACACTTTGTACCTTATCAGACGTCGCATCTGAGCAAGATAGTCAACAAGGCGTGTGATGCAAAATAATTATTCGGGAGCCGAACCAGCAGGAGAAGCCCCCCGGCTTTGTCGGCAGCTGGGGGTACGGCAATGAGGACTCCAACGTGTACCAACTCATCCACGTCACACGACAGTGAGGGCAGCGCATGGTGATCCACACGCAGGACGGGGTGCAGTATGTGAACGAGGCTCACATTGTGAGCATTACGAGTGCGACGAATAAGGCGGGGGTGGTGCTGTATACGGTGGTGTTGAGTAACGGTGTGAGCATCACGACCACGGACAAGCGATTTGGGAAGTATGTGAAGGGGTAGGGAGGAGGGGTGGGCATGGCGATTACGGCGGCGAGTTTACAATCGGCGTTAGGGACGAATGCGACGGTGCTGCGGCACTCTGATGTCGCGGTCGGGGCGTTGCAGGAGCAGTATGTCATGGGGGCGTCAGGGACGACCTATGGTGGGCGGGCGCGGTGGGTGCAGACGACGGCGAGTGACAATGCGGCCACACAGGCAGCGGCGTGTTTAGCGGCGTTACTGTAGGTCTTCACGCCTGAGCTGATCATGCAGCAGATTACCCTCCCATATCAGTGGCAGCCGCGTCCGTATCAGCTGCGGGTATGGAGTTACTTGCGGAACCGGGGCAAGCGGGCGGTGGTGTGTTGGCCCCGGCGGCATGGCAAGGATGATGTGGGCATGCAGCAGATGGCCTGTGCGATGGGGGAGCGCAAGGGGGTGTACTGGTATTTGTTGCCGGAGTATGCGCAAGCGCGGAAGGCCGTGTGGGACGCCATTGATGAAGAGAAGGGCGTCCGGCGGATTGATCTGGTCTTTCCCCCGGCGATTCGCGACATGTACAGTGAGCAGGAAATGAAGGTGGGCTATGGCGGCAGCTATCTCCAGGTGGTGGGCGCGGATAACTATAACTCGCTCGTCGGCTCTCCCCCGGTGGGGGTGGTCTTTAGCGAATTTGCGCGGACGAATCCGAGCGCGTGGCCCTACATTATGCCGATAGTCGAGAAGAACGGGGGGTGGGCGTATTTCAATTCGACGCCGTATGGGGACAATCATTTCAAACGCTTTTGTGAGTTTGCCGACAAGCAGATGGGGGCGGGCAAGGCCTGGTTCTACCAGCGGCTCACGGCAGACGAGTGCGGCGTCTACACGCCAGAACAGCTCGCCGCGATCAAGGAGGAGCTCTGTACCATCCATGGGGACGACTATGGGATGGCCTTGTTTCTCCAAGAGTATTACACGAGTTTTGATGCGGCGGTCCCCGGATCCTACTTTGCGGAATTCCTGGACAAGGCCAAGGCGGAAGGCCGGATTCATCCGTTTGCGGTGGATGGGACCCTGCCGGTCTTCACGGCGTGGGACTTGGGCCGGACGGATGATACGGCCATTTGGTGGTACCAACTCCTCGGCTCCGAACTCCTGATCTTCGACTTTCACAGCTCCTCACTCAAAGATATTGATTTTTATGTGGAGCTCCTCGAACAGAAGCGCGACGAGCACCAGATTCGCTATGGGCGGCATTGGTTGCCGCATGATGCGCGGCCCCGGACCCAGGCGGCGGGGGCGGGCTCGACCCTGCATCAGTTCGCGGAGCACGCCCGACGCAATCCGAAGCTCGGCTCGTTTGCCATTGCGAAACGCCTGGATAAGCAGGAGCAGATTCAAGCCGTCAGGACGACGCTGCCGCGCTGCCGGTTTCATGACACCCGCACCGCCGACGGCATCAAGGCGCTGCGGCACTATCATCGGGAATGGGACGAGGAGTTGCGAAAGTTCAACGATACGCCCGTGCATGATTGGGCCTCGCATCCCGCCGATGCGTTTATGGTGCTCGCCCTCACGTGGAACATGCCGACGGTGAAGCCGGACGCGCCCGCGATCTGGCCGTTGAAGCCGCAAGGCTTTCGCTGGGGCGATCTGCTGAAGCAGCACTTCGACCGGAGGCGGGCCCTGCGCGAGGAACAAGGCGTGAGCTGATGGCCACCAAAGAACCTGCAAAAATTGTTGCCTTTTGGTTGAATGAACTCAAGGCGTCGAAGAAGCGCGAGGAGCGCTATCGAAAAAATGGGGCGAAGGTCTTGGCGCTGTACGAAGCCGATCAGGAGCAGGACACGCCGTTTAACATTCTGTATTCCAATACCGAAACGCTCCGGCCCGCGTTGTACAGTGCGCAGCCCCGCCCGGTGGTGGAGCGGCGCTTTAAGGATGACGATCCCATCGGCAAACTGGCGAGCGAGGCGTCGAAACGCCTCCTGGAATATCATCTCGACACGAACAAAGAAGACTATGAAACGCTCAACGAGGCCATGGGCGCGATTGTGCTCGATACGCTGCTTCCGGGCCGTGGGGTCCTCGCGCTCAAATATGACGCGAATTTCGTGCCGATTGAGGAGCCGCGTCCGCCCGATGACCGTGACGACGAGCCGGTGGATGAGTCGGCCCGCGCGGAGTATGCCGAGCACGAACAGGTCTGCTACGAATCCATCGTGTGGGATCGCTTCTTGATCGGCTACGCCAAGAAATGGACGAAAGTCCCCTGGATTGCCTACCAGTTCCATCTGACGAAAGAAGAAGTGGCGACGGTGCTCGGGACGGAGATTGCGACGAAACTCACCTATCAATCCGTACAGGACACCGACGAGGATGCGGACCGGCAACGGAGCCACCGGAACGCCGACGATCTCGGCGAACGCCGGACCGCGTGCATCTATCAGATTTGGGATAAGGCGGGGGGGAAGAAAGTCCGCTACATTTCGCCGAACTACAAGGACGGCGAACTCAAGGTCGAAGACGATCCGTTAGGGCTCACCGGCTTTTTCAACACGCCGCGTCCGCTCGTGTTTGTCGAGAAGTCCTGCTCGCTGGTCCCGACCGCCCCCTATCAGATGTACAAATCCCAAGCCGATGAGCTGAACCGGATCACGCGGCGCATGAAGAAGCTGATTGAGGCCTGCAAAGCCCGCGGGATCTACGATGGGGCGATGGGCGGCGATCTTGAAACCTTGATGGAGAAGGACGACAACGCCTTGATTCCGGCCCAAGTGTCGGCGGCGCTGGCCACGGAAAAAGGATTTCAAAACGCCATTTGGTTTTTGCCAATCGACGTGGTGTCACAAGTCTATCAGCAATTGATTCAGGCGCGAGAAGCGTGCAAACAAACTATTTATGAAATTACCGGCATTGCCGACATTATGCGCGGGGCCACGAACGCGAGCGAAACCCTGGGGGCCCAGCAGATCAAAAACCAATGGGGGACGCTGCGCCTCAAACGCATGCAAAACGAGGTGGCCCGCTATGTGCGCGATCTGGAGCGCATGACGCTCGACATTGCGTCGACGAAGTTCAGCGAAGAGACGTGGGCGGCCATGACCGGGCTTCCGTTCGTCACCAGCGCCCAGCGCCAACGGCTGGAACAGCAGGCCGCGATTCTCACGCAGATGCAACAGCCGCTGCCGCCCGACTTGCAGCAGCAATTGGCCCAACCGGTGTGGGGGCAGATCTTGCAGCTCCTGCGTGATGACCTGCAACGCTCCTACCGGATCGATATTGAAACGAATTCGACGATTGAGCCGGAAGCGGCGGAAGACAAGCAAGCCCTCACGGAACTCCTGACGGCGTTGAGCCAAACCATGCAAGCCTTCGGGCCATTGGTCTTGCAAGGCGTCCTGCCGTTTGAAGCGGCGCAATCGATGCTCTTGTTCATTGCCCGTCGATTCCGGTTCGGGTCAGAGATTGAAGGCAAGCTGATGGCGATGCAACCGCCGAAGCCGCAAGACGATGGCCAGGCGAAAGAAATGGAAGCGGCGCACAAGCAACTGGAGATGGACAAACAACTGGCCGTCAAAGAGGTCGAATACAAAAAGAAAGAGTCGGCTATGGCGTTGAAAGAGCAGGGCATGCAGCAGGAGATGGACGGGCACAAGCGCGACCTCGATTTGCAGATGCGCGAAATGCAATTGCAGGTGAAGGAGCAGCAATTCGGGATGCAACAAAACGTCGAGCGCGGGGTCCTGGATCTTCAGAAACAGCACGCTGGCCAGGAATTGGAGAGTCGCAAGCAGCTCCAATCCATGAAAGAAAAGAAGTATCACGTCGAAGCGGTCGTCAACAAAAAGACGGATACCGCGATGAGTCAAGGGATTGCCACCATGAAAGGCCTCGTAGAGCAACTGGCGGCGATGGTGGCGCAGCAGTCACAGGATCATCAGCGCATGATGACGGAGATGATGACGGCATTGAACCGGCCTCGGGTGAAGAAGGCCATTCGCGGGCAAGACGGGCGCATTGAAGCGGTGGAAGAGCAAGTGGCATGAGTCTGTATCTAAGTCCGTATCTCGGGACTGGCACACGGGCTGATCCCTATCGGCCTCGCGGGCAGGAGCAGCCGGGGGCGAGCACGATCGATATTCGGCTGGATCCAACCAGCGCGGGAGGGGGAGGGGTGGGGTTTGCCCTGCTGTGGCTGCCTGCTGGCATTCCCGATCCGTCGGGGTCGGTGAAACTGGCGGACGACTACGGCGAAACGCTCACCAATCAACAGCGCAACCGCTTGAATCAACGCACGGGCCTAGATTTCAGCGCTGATACGACGATTCAAGAGGCGTTGGAAACGATCCTCTTTCGATCAGATACCCTCGGCTGGAAGGCCTTGCGTCCCACGAATGGACGGTATGAAGCCTGGTTGGGATCGAGTAGCGGAAAACGGAAATGGATCGATACGGCCACGCCTCCGGCGGGGGGCTCCATTTCGGATAACTTCACTCGTGCCAACGAAACGCCAATTGCGTCTCCCTGGGTGGAACTGTCTGGCTCCACCGGCAACGTCAACCTCGCGTCGAACGCCATCACCCATACCGCCGATGGGGACTTCTTTCTCTACTACAGCCATGGCTCCGGCTGGAACGCCGATCAATCGAGTCAATGGCAGTATGTCAGCGAAATCTCTGCCGATCAAGATTGGGGCCCGGCGGTTCGCGTGGGGTCGAACGGATTTAGCGGGTATTTCTACGATCAGTATGACTTGGGGCGGCTGATTCTGAAATTCGTCGCAGGCTCTGCTTCGACCGTGGAAACCGCGAGCGGGGCTGGGGGGACCGGCGTGCCCTATAAGATCGATGCCACCGGCTCAACCATTCGCTATTACGACAATGGGACTGAGAATGCGAACAGTCCTGTCACAGATACGTCACTGACCACGGCAGGTAACGGAGCCGGAGTGTTTTTCTATGGCAACGGCGGCTCGATTGATGCTTTTCTTGGGACGGGGGAAGTGACGGCGGGGGCGAACCCGAAAGGCCCCTTGAGTAATCCGTTGATGGGTCCGTTCGGAGGGCCGATCTAAATGATTCGTGATCTTGGTGTCGTGCCGCCCGGGACGACCCTGTATATCCCGTTTCACACCTTTGACTCGAACGATCCGAGCGCCTCGGTCACCTTGACCGGGTTGGCCACCACGGACATTGAAATCTACAAAGACGGCGGGACGACGCAGCGGGCCTCGGATAACGGCTATGCGCTCCTGGATACCGATGGGATCGATTTCGATGGAGTGACGGGCATCCATGGACTCAGCATCAATCTCGCCGATAACTCGACGGCAGGGTTCTATGCCGCTGGCTCGCAATACTGGGTCGTCATTGCCTCCGTCACGGTCGACGCGGCAACGATCAATTTTCTGCTCGCTACGTTCCGCATCGGGTATCCCACGGCGCTGCTCAATACCACCATTGCCACCCTGTCGAGTCAAACAAGTTTCACCCTGACCAGCGGCCCGGCTGAAGACGATGCTTTGAACGGCTGCGTTGTCTGCATCCATGACGTGGCGAGCGCGGTGCAGCTGGGCTTTGCCGTCGTGTCGGACTATACCGGCTCCACCAAGACCGTCACCCTAGCGGCGGGTACGACCTTCACGGCGGCGGCCACCGATAATATAGCCGTCTTTCCGCCGATCAATTTGGCACTCATTGCCGGGTCTGCCGTTTCGACCTCCTCGGCACAACTCGGCGTCAATGTGGTCAACGCGGCAGGAACCGCCTGGGGCTCGGGGGCCATTACCGCCGCCTCCATCGCCTCGGATGCCATTACCGCCGCGAAAATCGCGACGGGGGCCATTGATGCCGATGCCATCGCCGACAACGCCATTGATGCCGGGGCGATTGCCAGCGGAGCCATTACGAGCGCCAAGTTTGCCGCCGGGGCCATTACGGCGTCGGTGATTGCGACGGACGCGATTGATGCGGATGCCTTGGCGACGGATGCCGTGACGGAATTGACCGACGCCATGAAGACGGCGTTTGGCCTCGTGACGGGAACGGCTGACAGTGGGACGACAACCACGATGGTTGATGCCGCCTTGACTCAGGCCGATACCGATTATTGGAAAGGCTCGCTGATTGTTTTTACGTCCGGCACGATCTCCGGCCAAGCGCGGCTCATTACGGCCTTTACCCCAGCCTCCGACACCGTGACGTTTACTCCGGCGACGACGCAAGCGGTGGGGACCAACACGTACCTGCTCATCCCGAAAGGGAGAGTGGATGTGGAATTGTGGGACGGATCGGCAGTGAATGCTCTCGCCTCTGGGCGCGTGGACGCGACGGTTGGAGCGATGCAGACAGATACGCTGACGGCGGCGGCTCTCGCGGCTGATGCCGTGACGGAGATCCAAGCGGGCCTCTCCACGCTGACACAAGCCAACGTGCGCACGGCGGTCGGGCTGGCGTCGGCCAATCTGGACACTCAGCTCTCGACGATCGATACGGTTGCGGATGCGATTCTCGTGGATACGGCGGAAATCGGTGTGGCAGGGGCGGGGCTCACGGCGGTCCCGTGGAATGCAGCCTGGGACGCCGAAGTAGAGAGTGAAGCCACGGACGCCTTAACCGCCTATGACCCGCCGACGAAGGCAGAGCTTGATAGTGCCGTGGCGAACGTGAGCGTTGATGAAATCCAAGCGAGTGCGGTGGCGGATCTCTTCAATACCGACAGCGGGACCACCTATGGGGCCGCGGTGGCCGGGTCCGCCGTCAAGGAGATTGCGGACAATGCGGGCGGATCCGCCCTGACTGAAGCTGGCATTGCCGATGCCGTCTGGGATGAAGCGCTCGCGGGCCATCTTGGAGCGGGATCGACGGGTGCCGCCCTGAACGCGGCGGGGAGCGCAGGCGATCCGTGGTCAACGGCCATTCCCGGCGCGTATGGTGCAGGAACGGCGGGGAAGATCCTTGGTGACAATATCAACGCAACCATTGCTAGCCGTGCCTCACAAGCCTCGGTGGATACGGTCGATGATTTTCTGGACACCGAAATGGCTGCGATCAAGGCGAAGACCGATTCATTGACGTTTACCGTGGCGAATCAACTCGATGCGAATGTGCAGTATGTGAATGATGTTCAGGTGAATGGGACAGGATCTCCAGGCGATGAATGGGGGCCGTAAATGGCTTCCACGTGGGGTACGTCATGGGGCACGGCATGGGCGACGTCCTGGGGCGGAGAGACGGTCGAACCACCCGTTATTCTGGTGGGCGGCGGCGACGATGCGCCACGCAAGCGGAAACGGAGGGGCTTTCATGAGCTGGCTCAGGAGTTGGAAGAGACAATTCGTGGACTGGTATTGCCTCCGGCTCTTGAGGCGGTACCGGAACGGGCCGGTGCATCCCTCACTCCAGGAGAGGCGGGACGCGCTCTTGATGAACTGGTTGTATTGGCCCAAGGGCAACACGCCCTCTTGCAACGAGCCGCCGCGCTACGTGCCGAACTGCAACGTCTTGAAGACGATCGGGCACAGGCCCGCGCCGCCTTTGAACAGGACGAAGAGGACGCGCTGATATGGATGTTCTAAAACCGTTGCGCGTGTTTCTGGAAACGGACGAGCACGGGGCGCACTGGACGCAGGCCCAGGCGCTCATGACCCACTCAAAACGGCTGTTGTGCTTTACCTTTGTGACGGAACGGCTTGGACGGTATACCATCCCGGCATTGTGCGGATACGGGGATCTCGCGCTCTATGTCAGCAACGACGCGCCGATTGTCATGGATGTATCCCAGTTCTGGAAGCAAATTAAGGTGCAGGATCTCTGTGCCGTGTATGTGCCCGCCGTCGAAAAACTCAGCCCGTTTCCCTCGATGATGCTCTTTCGCAACAAGTTTTGCGACCGGTTGACGCCGGAGTATGTGTTCACTGCCACGAGAGACCAGCTGGCGCCGTCCGTGTGGGCCGGGGGGCCCCAGAATGTGGGGGTTCTGGAGGTGTAGCATGCTGTATGAATACAGGTGCGCCAACCAACACATCACTCAAAAGATTTGTCGATCCCGTGATTATGTGGAAGCGGTCGATTGCGAACAGTGTGATCTGGCGGCGGTGCGGATCTTTACCCCACCGATCATGGTCAAGGCGTCTCAGGATATCTGCTACAATTCGCCGATTGATGGCAGGCCGATTACGTCGCAGGCGGCACGCCGCGATGACCTGGCCCGACACGGCTGTATCCCGTATGACCCGGAGATGAAGACTGATGCGGACAGGAAGCAGCGAGAGCGGCAAGACTCATTAGATCGAGCAGTGGAGGCAACGGTTGCGCGGGAAATTACCAAAATGCCAACGGCCAAAAAGGCGCAGCTTCGGAAGGAAGTGATGAATCAAGGCTTGACGGCTGAGGTGGTGCGGATATGACGGAACAGTTGATTGATGAGGCGTACAGGGCCACGCATCGCGCGTGCCCGATGTGCCTGAATCTTGTCGTAACAACCCTGCTCGCGTGCACGTATATTCCTGATGTGAATCGGGCTCGCTGTGAACAGTGCGGATGGGTTGGAACAGTTGAGGATCTTGTTCAGGAGAGATTGTGACACAATTGACAGAATCAGACCGGCGATTCATAATAGACGTATTAAAAATCATCGAGGGGTTGCGGCGAAAACTCAAAGAACTTTTAGATAAATAGCTTACTCCGCAGAATACGCGCGGCTCAAGGCTCAGTGGGGGATGTTATCCCCGGCTGGGCCTTTTTGTTTTTCTGGAGGTGTCATGGACGACCAAGCTAGCGACACTAGCACAACCCCGACGATGGATTATCAAGCGGCCTCCGATCAAATCGGGAACATGCTTGGGGAAGATCTCGTCGGGAAGCGTGAGCCCGCACCGACGCTCACGGCACAGCAATCTGAGCCCGTGCCAGCGCCGACACAAGAAGCCCAGCCGACACAGGAACCCATCAAGACCTACGATGTGCCCAAGTCCTGGAAACGGGAGATGCACGAGCACTGGGGAAAGGTCACTCCAGAAGCGCAGGCCTACATCATCGAACGCGAAAAGCAGCTCCTCGACGGCTTTCAATCCTTCCGTCCGATTCAAGACGCCCTCACACCCCACCAAGAGTTTCTGAGCCGAGCCAATATCGCGCCCGCTCAGGCCGTGGCGTCCTTACTGCATGCCCAGCGGCGATTGGTGGAAGGCACGGACGAGCAGCGCTGGCAGGCGTTCCAAGAGCTGGCGAAGCACTTAGGACACGATAAACGCCTCGCGCAACCTCAGGCTCAGACCGCAGCTGCCCAGCCGATGGATCCCGCCATGCAGACCTTGCAGCAGCGGGTGGAGGCGATGGAAGCGCAGGCGAAGGCGCAGTGGGAGGCCCAGGTTAACGAGATTCGTACCGCCAACATGAAAGCGGTCGACGCATTCGCGGCGGACACCAAGGCGCATCCGTACTTTGATGAGGTGGGCACCGAAATGTCCATCTTGATCAGTCAAGGGTATTCCCTACAGGAGGCCTACGACACAGCCGTACGGATGAATCCGGCGGTCTACGCCAAAGAGCAGGCCCGTGTTCTGACAGAACACGAAGCCAAATTAAAGGAAAACGCACGCTTGGCCGCATTGCCGAAGAAGAAGGCGGCGAGCGTGAACATTAAGTCCAACGGGGACGGGCCGGAACCGACAGAACCGGTCGGGACTTTGGAGGACACCATTCGGAGCGTGTATAGAGCCAAGCTCACACGCGCCTAACTCCATGAGGAACGATCATGCCAGCTAATTCGACCTTTACCGAACTGGTCACCACCACGTTTCGGAACCACCGGAAGCAAATTAAGGACAATATTACCGAGCGGAATGCGCTGTTGAAGCGCATCTACAAAAAGGGGAACTACCGCACGGAAGACGGCGGGCTCTCGATTGTGGAGCCGCTCGACTACGCGAGCAATTCAACCTATCAGCGCTTTTCCGGCGCGGACGTGCTGAATATTCAAGCCTCCGACGTGCTGAGTGCTGCGGAGTACAACTGGAAGCAAACCGCCATCCATGTGGTGGCGACCGGCGAGGACCTGCGCAAGAACAGCGGTGAAAATGCGCTGATTAAGCTGGTGGCGGCTCGTATGAAGAATGCGATTCGGACATGGGACAACAGTTTCTCGTCCGATCTCTATTCGGCAGGCTCGCTCACCAATCAAATCGGGGGCATCCAGCACATCGTGGCCGACACCAACACGAACACGGTGGGCGGCATTGATGCCAACACCTGGACCTTCTGGCGGAACACCGTCTACGACTTTTCGGTCGCGGGCGTCACGCCAGGGAATACCACCATTGAAGGTTCAATGCTGGCGTTGTGGTTGCAGATCGATCGAGGGCCGACCGATTGCCCGGACCTCATCATGATGGACCCAACGTATTACACGTTTTTCGAGAACTCACAAACCTCACTCAAGCGGTACGCCTCGGCGAACGACGCGCAGGGCGGACTGGTGAATCTGAAATACAAGACGGCGGATGTGATGTACGACACCACCGGCTCGGGTATTCCTTCGGCACACGTCTATATGCTCAATACTGAATATCTGAAGTTGGTCGTCCACAAGGATGCAGACCTGGAGGAAATGACGAAGAAGGAACCGGTGAACCAGGACGTGGAAGTCGTACCCATCATTTGGATGGGGAACCTCACGTGCTCCAATCGGAAGATGCAAGGCGTGATGATAGCGTAGGTAAACCATTGAAAAAGCAGGATATTTTCAAGCGACTAACGAAGGAGAATGATCATGGCGTTTGGAATTCATTCACGGGCTGGCATGCAGCCTATTGCGACGACGGAAACGACCGCCAAGCACGTCTTAGGCAGCACGGTCTGGGGCAATGACCCTGATTATGGTGATGGAGAATTCATCTATTTGCTGGGCGTCGCCAGTACGGCGGTCGGGTCCATCGTCACCTACGATGTCACGACCTATCAAACCACCCTCTCGGCCGTAGGCGGGAGCATTCCTCGTCCGATTGCGGTGGCCATGTCGGCCAATGTGGCGGGCCAATATGGGTGGTATCAAATCAGCGGCATTGCGGTCTGTAAAAAGCAATGCACCGTGAGCTTGGCGGCTGGGGCCGCCGTTGGCGTGCTGTCTACTGGGCTCATTGCCGGAACCGGCTCGCTCAAGGAAATCTCCGGGGCGGTGGTGGCGGCGGTGGCCTCGGCGGCTGCTGGCAGGACCACGGTCAGGGTGATGCTGAGTAGGCCTACGAAACAGGGGCGTATAACATGATGCATTAGGCAGATTGACTTAATGCTGTCTTGCTACCATTATACCCTCCCAGAAATTAACCTGGGAGGGTATAACAGGTGGAATACTCCACTTAGGTGAGCATAATCATGCTTCTTCCTTACAGCAACTTGCAAGTGAAGCATCAGAATCCAGGGGCGACGAAGCCGTTGATTCTGCCGATTCACGTGATTTGCAACACCTCGGATGAGGCGCTGTACGGTAATATCTCGATCAATTCGAGGCGGCCTGGGAAATGGTTGGATAAGTCCCCGGCCCATGCGCGGGTGGCGGTCTTGTGCGGATCCGGGCCGAGCCTCGCCGATCATTTAGACGCGGTTCGGCGCTGGCGGGCGAACGGGGCGGCCATCTTTGCGATGAACGGCGCGGCTTCCTATCTCGCGGCCAACGGCATTATGCCGGACTACCAAGTGATCCTCGATGCGCGGGAAGAAACGGCGGATCTCGTCGGCCCCGCCCATCACCATCTCTTTGCCTCACAAGTGCATCCCGCGTGCTTTGACAAAATGCCCATGGCGCAGCTCTGGCATTTGCAAATTGAGCATATGGACGACTACACCCCGGACTATGACGAGCCCTTTGTGGAAATCGGTGGGGCGGCGTCGGTCGGGAATACGGCGGCGTGTTTGGTGTATGCCATGGGATACCGCAACCTTCAGCTCTACGGCTACGATTCGTCACACCGGGCGGACAAGAGCCATGCCTTTCATCAGCCGTTGAACAACGGCGATCCGTGTGCCTGGGTGACGTTCTGCGGCAAGCAGTATTTGGTGAGCCTGACGATGAAGCTACAAGCGGAGAAGTTTCAAGAGACGGCGAGGGACTTGAAGCAGCTGGGCTGCACAATTGCCGTGCATGGCGATGGGCTCTTACCGGACATGTATAACACGCCGAAAGAAACCATGACCGAGCAAGAGAAATACGAGCGCATGTGGGCCATTTCAGAGTATCGCACGCTCTCACCAGGCGAAGACGCCGTGCCCGCTTTTCTGAAACAGGTGACGGAGCGCGGCACGCTGTTGGATATCGGGTGCGGCACAGGTCGAGCTGGTCTGAAGCTCAAAGAGGCGGGATTTGACGTGACCTTGATGGACTTCACCGATAACAGCCGAGACTATCACGCGCTGACGCTGCCGTTTGTTCGACACGATCTCACCCAGTCGTTTCCTCTCGCGGCGACCTATGGCTACTGCTGTGATGTGATGGAACACATTGCGCCGGACCAGATTGTGCGCGTACTGCTGAATATCTTATGGGCGACCGACCGCACCTTCTTTCAGATTAGTACGGAGCCTGACCGCTTTGGCGCGGTCATTAATCAAGATCTGCATTTAACCGTCATGCCTGGGTCGTGGTGGCTCGACACGATCCGTGTGCTTGGGGTGACGGTGGACTGGTTTGAAGAAACAGCCGGTGATATTCAATGTTTGGTGACGACGAGGAGGACCCATGCTGCTCGATGAAATGATTTCCGCGCCGCAACTGCTGGCTCGCGACATGCCCTATGTGACGTTTAAAACGGAGACGATTGAGGACCCGTTGCGCACCAAGAAAGAGGGGCGCATGTGTTACAAGGATCAGGATTTTGCTGTGGTGACGCCACCCGGCGGGAAGTCAAACAATACGCCCAAGATTGAGCAATTTTGGGCTTGGACAGATCAAGAACTCAGAGGCGGGCGCGTCAAGTATGAATGGGTCATGAAATGGAAGGGCGATTATGAGCTGTACCGCCAAGGACTGGAGATTCCAGAACAGGGCACGGCTATTCGTGGATGGAAACTCCTGAGCGGCGCACAGCAAGAAGAATTGCTCCGCATCAATGTTCGCACCGTGGAGGCGTTGGCCGAGCTGAACGATGACGGCCTGCGAGCCTTTGGAATGGGCGCGGCGCGGCTGAAGGAACGGGCGCAGGCGTGGCTGGCGCAGAACGAGAGTAAGGAATCGGGGGCGCTCAAGCTAGCCGATCTCACGCGAGAGCTTCAAGTACTCAAGGAACAATTGGCGAACGAAGCCGAGAAACGCGCAGAACTGGAACTGGCGTTGTCGGAGAAGAAGCGGAGAACGGCATGAGTTTCAACGGGTCGGGGACGTTTGGCATCAATGCGACCGGGTATCCGATCCAACCGGAGGATCTTGCGTATTCAACAGTGTTCAATGCCATCATGACCGAACTCGAAACGGGACTCAGCCAATGTATTACGAAGGATGGGCAGACGACCCTGACGCAAAACCTGAGCCTAAGCGGAAAGAACATTACGAATCTGCTGTCGGCCACTGCGCTGACTCATGCCATGAGTCTCTACAATGGCATGGTCAATACCGGTACCTATGTATCCACGGTTGGCGGGACTGTCGACGCCATTACGTTGACGCCGTCTCCATCGGTCGCTTCGGCGAATTATACCGCCGGAATGGAATTTTTCTTTGTCTCGACCGGAGCCAATACGGGCGCGGTGACCGTCGCGGTGAGCGGCCTGTCCACCAAGAGCATCACGAAGAACGGAGCGACGGCGCTGTCAGCCGGAGACATTCCGTCGGGCGCGATCGTGCATATCGTCTATGACGGGACACGGTTTCAAAAGATCTAAATGGCCCAGACGCTTTTAACCGAGGTTCAGGATTTTTGTGAGCGGGCGATGCTCCCGGTGCCGCAAACCGTCGTTGGCACGTCAGACGCTCACGTCAAACAAATCCGGTCGATCCTCTACGAGGCCGGGAATTCCCTGGCGATTCGCGGCGAGTGGTCGCGCCTCACCTTTGAGGAAGTTCATACGACCGTGGCACAAGAAGACCAGGGCAGTATCTATGAGATTACGGCCACGGGCGGCGCAACCGCCTTTCGCAAGATCAAGCATGAAACCATGTGGGATCGAACGGACCGGTTGCCGATCTGGCCGATTACGCCCACGGATTGGCAATGGACGAAGGCTATAGCAAGCTCGCATCCTCGCTACCGGTATCGCTTGGTGCGAGGGCGACTCCTGTTCACCCCGACCCCTCCGGCGGGACACTCTATCGCCTTTGAATGGCTGTCAAAATGGTGGATTCAGGATGGCACGAGCGGCACGATTAAGGAGCGATTTACGCTCGACACCGATTCGTTCCTTGTGGAACGCGAGTTACTCAAGCTGGGGTTGGCGTGGCGGTGGCGGAAAGCGAAGGGCTACGACTATACCGAAGAATATGAGGAATATGAATCGCGGCTGGCGGAAACCCTCGGCCATGATGTGCCGAGAACGACGCTACGGATGGATCAGGAGCCTGCGCAGGTGCGGCCAGGCGTCTTTGTGCCTGACTGGTCATGGGATCTCTCGTAATGCAACGAGTAGCGACACGAACGAGACGAATAAACCGCAGCGCGAGCGGGATTGAGAAGACGATCCCGGCTCCGATCGGCGGGTGGAACGCGCGGGATTCACTGGCTGGAATGAAGGCAACGGACGCCGTAGTGCTTGAAAATTGGTTTCCTCAGACGACGGATCTCGAAATGCGCGGTGGGTACGATACCCACATGATGAACTTTCAGGGGATCGTGAAAACCTTGGCGGTCCATCATGGGCTTGATGGGACCGATCAAATGATTGCCTTTAGCGAATATGGAGCCTTTGAAGCGACGTTTGGCGGACAATGGGGCGGAACCACCATGGGAGCCCGCACCAACGGCAAGCATATCACGGAGATGTTCGGAGACGGCACTAATAATTGGCTGATTGCCGTGGATGGGGTCGACAAACCCTGGTATTGGAACGGGACCTCAGCGCCCGTGTTGGTGGATGGTGTGACGACCCCGGCGATTACCGGCTTAACGACGACCGATATCGTCTCTGTGGCCGTGTTCAAGGAGCGGTTGCTCTTTATCCGAAATAACAAACTTGGATTTGACTATCTGCCAGCCGGGGATGCCGGGGGAGCAGCCACCTATTTCGATCTGGCTTCAATTGCCTCGCGCGGTGGCTATCTCATGGCCATTGCCGTCTGGTCGAGAGATGCCGGGGACGGCCCTGACGACTTCGCCGTGTTTTTGACCTCGCAAGGTGAAGCGATCGTCTATCAAGGGACCGATCCGAGTAGCGCCAATACCTGGGCCTTAGTCGGTACCTTCAGAATTGGGAAGCCCTTAGGGCGGCGCTGCGTGCTGAAATACGGGGCAGATCCCTTGATCCTCACCGAAGAAGGGCTCTTTCCGCTGTCGGCTCTGTTGGCCAGTGGCGACGCCCGCGATCAATACGCCGTGTCCTTCAAGATCCAAAGCGCCTTTGCCAGCGCTGCACGCGAGTCCGGTTCTCAGTTCGGCTGGAAGGCGCTGTCGTTCCCAGAACGAAATGCCCTGATTGTGAACATCCCCTATGCCGAAGATGGACGCCACGAACAATATGTCATGAATACCATCGCAAAAACCTGGTGCAAGTTTACCGGGTGGCACGCGGAAGACTTCTGCGTCTTTGAAGGAACGCTGTACTTTGCTCGTGGGAGCCGCATTCATCGTGCCTGGTACGGCACGGCGGACGATGACCAGGCTATTCCCTATTATGCGCAGCAAGCCTATATGGATTTCGGCTATCCCGCGATCAAGACGCCGTTGATGTTTATGCCCATCCTCAATAGCAACCGGGCCGTCACGTATGAGCAGGGGATTGACACGGATTTTGTCTCACGGGATCCCGCTGTGGCAACGATCTCCTCGCAATCCGGCATTTTTCAATGGGACGTGTCGTATTGGGACCAAGCGCGATGGGCAGCCAACGACAGCAATATGGTTAAGAGTTGGGGCGGCACGGCCTCATGGCCTGGGCGCTGGCTGTCCGGCAAGCTGCGGGTGGTGTCGGACGAAGTTCACGCCACATGGATCGGCTCGGTCTTACGATTTGAGGTAGGAGACGGGCTATGATTACCATCCAAGTTGAAAATGTGGCCCAGTGCTGGGACGAAATCTATCCGCTGACGGAACTCCATTGGACTGGGACGAAAACGTATCGGCGGCATGAACCGTTCAACCCGGACAAGGCCCGCTATCTCCAATACAATGACATGGGCTATTTTCATTTGATCACGGTTCGTGATGCCGGACGGCTGGTGGGCTATTTCGGACTCTATGTGACCACCTCGATGCATTCCCAGCTCCGCATGGCGACAGAGGACACCTTTTTCATTCATCCCGACTATCGCCATGGCCGTCTTGCCCTGCGAGTCTTAAAATACGTGCAATCCTACTGTGCCCTCCTGGGCGTGCATGAGCTGCTGTTTTCCTGCGAGACGGATAACACAACCGGCATTGTTGGTCTCCTCGAACACCTGGGCTTTCAAGAGAAAATCAGGCAATTCAGCCTCATTCTCGATCCTCCACCCAGCGCCGACAGCGCTCAACCTGATGCTGTAGGTGTCTATGAGTCACCTCCTCAACTCACTGCTTAACGGGCTCGATCCACGCGGCAAATCGTTCTGCTGCTGTGCTCCCGATCCGCCGCCAGCCCCGGACTATACCAAGGCTGCGCAACAGCAGGGCGCGGCTAACATTGAAGCGGCGCGGGTCCAAGGCCGGATGAACAATCCGAATGTGGTGGGCCCGTATGGCACTCAAACGGTCACCTGGCAAGGTGATACCCCCACACTGTCGCAAAACTTGAGCCCGCAGCAGCAACTACTGCTCAACGAAAGCAACGCCACGAAGATTCGATTGAGCCAGCTTGCTGGGCAGGGCGCGAACGCGGCAGGGCAGGTGATTGGGAAGAATCTCGATCTATCGGGATTGCCAGCCCAACCGGGGAATGCGACGGACACCAGGACCAAAGTCTTGGATGCCATGATGACACGGGTGAATGAAGACTCTGACCGGCAACGGGGATTAACGGAATCCCGGCTACTCGCGTCGGGCATCCCGCGCGGGTCGAAGGCCTATGATGATGCCATGGCGTTACAAGAGCGCACCCGCACCGATGCAGCCAATCAAGCCTATCTGGCGAGCGGGCAAGAGATGACCCGTGATTTCCAACAGGACGCGCAACGGCGACGAGAAGCGCTGGGAGAACTCTTAGCGCAGCGGCAAACGCCCCTCAACGAAATTACCGCGCTCATGTCCGGCTCACAAGTGAGTAATCCGTTTTCTGTACCTGGTTATGCCCAAAATGCGCAAGTGCAAGCAGCCCCGTTGTTCCAGGCGCAACAGCTGCAAGGGGATTGGGCGTCGGATCTCTATAACGCGAGAGCCGCACAAGCGGGCAATCTGCAGCAAGGGCTCTTTGGGCTCGGCGCGGCGGGGATCGGCGCTTATGGCGCGTCAGACCGGCGCTTGAAGCGGAACATTGTCAAGATTGGCATGCATCCTGTCGGAGTGCCGCTCTACGAATATGATATTGATGGACGGCACGAGCAAGGCGTGATGGCCGATGAACTCGAAGCCGTGAGACCGGACGCGGTATTCGTCGGATCTGATGGCTATCAGCGTGTGCGCTATGACTTGATTGGAGGACGTGATGCCGTGCACCTGCACCCCTGATCCAGTCCCCACACCTGGCATGGGACCTGTTCAGCCAAAGCCGATGGCCCCGCCCGCTCCAGGCATGTTTGGACTGGCGCCAGCCCAGCCTGCGCCGCAACCGATTGCGCCGAAGCAAAAGGTGATGGATTCGCTGCTTCAACGGGAGCTGGCGGCACGAGGCCCGATGTACTATCCGGCGCTTCCTGGCTATGCGCCGAAGAAGACTAACTTTATAGGTGGCTAATGCCTCCGATTCTGCATCAACCCCAAGACATTCTCACCACTCCCTACGGTTATTCCGGGCAAATGTCGCCGGAAACGGCGGTCGCTGAACAGGCGTTGAACCGACGCCGGTTCCTGGCCAACTTGCTCACGCAGAGAGGCTTGCAGCTACCGGAAGGCAAGATGGTTGGGCGGTTCTATGTGGCCCCAAGCCCCGTACAGGGCGCGGCCAGTCTGGCCTCGGTCTTAGCCGGAGCACTCGGGAGCCGTGCGATTGATGCAGAGCAGAATGAGCTGATGAAAGCGGATCGGCAATCGGTGGTTGACGCCATCCAGAAATATCACGCTGATAAGGTGCGGCCTGCTGCGCCAACGGGGCTCCGTGCTGAGGCTGGCTCTCCCGCGCCTTCGCCTCAGGAGTCACCAGACCTCGCGCGCGGGATTGCCCCACGGCCAGACGGCCCCTATAGCGGCCAAGTCGGGGCGGTGCCGATGCCAGATGCAGGCGTGCAATCTGATACTCCGCCGATTGCCGCAAAACCACCTGACGATATCCAAGGGTTTCCATATATGTCTCGTCTAGACATGCGCAACCCGCAACAGGCTGATATGTCTCAAATGGCTACACCAGCCTCTCAAGCGCAGCCGTTGCCGTCTCAACCAGCACCTGCGCCCATGCCTCAACCTCAACCGGCTCCGCCACGTCGTCCCACGCTGGATGATTTGGCGGACCTCTTGACCCATCAGCACCCGCAAGTGCGGCAGTACGGAGCCATGCTTGCGCAGCAGATGCAGCGAGAGCAGGAGCGCGATCTCCAACAGGAGGCGGTAGCGAGACAGCTTGAGCAGCAACAGTGGGAGCGCGGGTTCGGCGAAAAGAAACTCGCGCAAGAAGGTGAGTTAAAGCGGTTTGGCATTGAAGAAAATGCCGCGTCCCGCGCTGAGATGATGAAAAACACGCTGGCCATGAAGGAAATGCAGCTCGCGCAAATGGAGCGCGATAGCCTTCGGGATGCAAAGTCACAAGAGGCGGCCAATGCCCTGCGGGCGGATATCGCGAAAGGGAATCAAGAGATTCAGCGGATGAATGCACAGACCTCTCGCTTTCAGGCGGATCTCCAGCGCCAGCAACTTGAACAAGGGAAGACGCCGCCCGGCTACCGCAAGACAGCAGAGGGCAACCTTGAGGCCATTCCTGGCGGTCCAGCTGATACGAAGCTCCAGGGCGTCTTTAACCAAGACGCGGCCATGTTGCAGAACAGCAATGCGGGGTTCGACCGTCTCGCCGCCAGCGCCAATGAACTCATGAACCATCCAGGGGTGGCTGGGATTACCGGCATTCGAGGAAAAGTTCCTGACATTCCAGGCAGTGATGCTGCCAACGCCCGCGCCTTACTGAATACCATCAAATCTCAGATTGCGTTCGGGGTGTTGCAAGACATGCGGAATAATTCCAAGACAGGCGGAGCCCTTGGCGCGGTGTCTGACGCAGAAGGCAAACGATTGGAGAATAACTTAGCGGCGCTCGACACGACGCAAGATACGGCGCAATTTAAGAGTAAGCTGAAGCAGATCATTGACTATACGGAAGGGGCGAAGAGTCGGTTGCGGGATTCGTTCAACTTGAAGCACAAGATTGAAGCTCCGAAGGCGGCGGATTCTGGGGGAGGTCCAGCAGTGGGCACGGTTCAGGACGGGTACCGCTTTAAGGGTGGCAACCCATCAGATCCGAAGAGTTGGGAGAAGGTTAACTAAATGCCTCCGTGGGAAAAATATGGCAGTGCAGAGCCGAGCGGTCCATGGTCAAAGTATGGCGAGAAAGCTGCGCCCGCACAAGAGCCGCCTGCCATGGAGCCTATGACCGACCGGGAAGCGTGGGAGAGTTCCATGCCGGTGCGCGTGTTACGCGGGATCGAAGGACCGGCCATTAGCTTACTGAAGATGGTCGGCCCTGACTCGATTAAGCAACAGCTCGCGGAAATCGATCAACTTCGTGAAAGCGGCATGAAGAAGCGCGGGAATGAGGGCTTCGATTGGGCCGGACTTGTCGGCTCGCTGGTGCCGGGATCGGCCATTGCGTCAGGGGTGACGAAGGCGCTCCCGGCGGCCACCGCTCTTGGAAAGATTGGCCAAGGCGCGGTGGTTGGTGGCGTGACTGCCGGAGCACAACCCTTGCCAGGTGGGCAGGATGAGCTCTCGGCCGAGAAGGCCAAGCAGATGGGAATGGGCGCTGTGGTGGGCGGAATCATTCCAGCCGTGACACACGGCGTGAAGTCGTTTTTCGGCTCCAATAAGTTGAACCCGACGAAGCAAGCGACCTTGGCGGAAGGGCAGCAGGCGGGCTATACCGTACCGTCTTCGACCGTCAATCCGTCCGGCCTCAACAATACGCTGGAAAGCCTGGCGGGCAAGGCGGCGGTGGGGCAGGAGGCCGCAGCAAGAAACCAGAAAGTGACGAACGCGCTGACGGCCAAGGCGTTAGGCTTGCCGCCGAACCAGCCGATTACGCCAGCCTCTTTAAAATCGGTCAGGGACACGGCAGGGCAGGTCTATGACGAAGTTGAAAATTTGTCCCCTACTGCCAAAACCGCCTTGCGCGAGTTGCGGGATGCACGACACAAAACAGGCCTGCACTTTGACCATTATTATGCCTCTAAGAATCCAGACGCGCTTGACAAGGCGGAATATCACAAAGGGCTCGCGCAACTGTTTGAGCAAGAAATAGAGAATGAGGCGATCAAAGCTGGCAAAGCAAAGCTGGCAAATGACCTGACGCAGGCCCGGATCAAGATCGCCAAAACCTACGACGTGGAGCGGGCCTTCAGTGAATCAGACTCGAATGTCTCGGCACCGATCCTCGGGCGCAACTTTGATAAGAAGGGCGGCAAGGCTGTGACCGGAGAGCTGGCGACCATTGGGAAAATGGCCGATGCCTTTCCATCCGTGATGCGTGAAGGGGCCAAGGTGCCGACGGCTGGCGTCTCCGGGACAGACGCGGCCATGTCAGCCATGCTCGGCACGATCGGTTACGGAGCTGGTGGACCTGCCGGGATCACAGCGGCGGCGCTCCCGCTGGTCCGCCCAATCGCGAGAAATATGGTCCTTTCTCCGACCTATCAGAAATATGCTGCGCAAGGCATTCCAGCTCGCTACATTCCACTTATCGATGCCATGACGCAACAAGCCGTCGCAGCAGGAGGGACCGCCACCGGACGAGCCTACTAAGTCCATAGCAGCGCTTACACGCCGGAACACGCGGCGTCACAAGCCCAGCGATGCCCTCACGGGGGAGTCCTGGGCTTTTTTGTTAATCGGAGGCAGTCATGAAACGACTTCTCTTTATCCCCTTTGTCCTGCTCGCCTCGCACGCTTGGGCGGTCGGGGCACCCGTGCGGATCGACGGCGGTGACACTATTACCGCGCTGGCGGATGTGACGGTGACCACTACCGCCACAATCGTGCGGGCGTCCAATGCGAATCGAGCCTCGCTGAACTGCACCACGGATCAGAACGTGCGGTGGGGGGATTCCTCCAGCACGATCACGAAAGGGCAGTTGCTCATTGCGAATAGTTCGATTGCCATCGCCAATACCGCCGCTGTGTACATGATTGCCGAATCGGCGGCGGCGAATGTGAGTTGTACCGAAGAGACTTGGGCAAGTTCCTCATCGGGTGGGCCGATCTTTTCGCCATAAGGAGGCCGGATGAAGCGGACCATTTTCGTCAAAGACTTTCTGCTCTTTAGCCTCCTGATGCTATTTGCCCCGTTCTTACTTGGCGCGATCATTCACGGCTCAGGGTCGGGCGGGGTGGCTGTGGAGGCCGATACGCTCCAGACCGTTACGGATCGTGGCAACGTATCCACCGGGAACGACGAGAGCAACCCGCTCGAAATCTTAGGGACTGGGGCGCACATCGCCAACGGCTGGCGCATTGGCATGGGGACGGACGGCAAGCCGTTTTTCCTGCCGATCTGCGACGGGGTCGAAAACGATTGCGATCGGGAAATTACGATTGCCTCAGGGAAAACGTATCGCCTCAAAGACTCGGGAGGGAATACCGATTTTGAATATACCGAATCGACCGGCAAAATCACGGTAGCTACCATTGACGCGACGGTGGCCAACGTCGCCTTAACGCTGTACGACGAGCGGCATTTCTCGGTCGCCACCTGTCAGAACACGACGGCTGCCGCCACCTTCGATCTCGCCACGACCAACACCCCGGCCCCGACCTGCAATACGGGATCGAATACCCAAAAAGCCTATCTCGCGTTCGATGCGACCACAGATGAGAGCTTTGAAGATCATTGGATCTTGCCGACGGGATTCGTCTCGGTGAACGTGCATTTCCGCTGGAAGGCGGCGGCGACGTCCGGGGCCGTGGGCTGGTGCGCTCAACTGATCCGTGTTGCCGATGGCAGCACCTCCGATCCCGCCTACCCGGCGCAAGCCTCGGGGAACTGTGTGAGCGATACCGCGAAGGGGACAACGCTCCAGGAAAACGCCGCCAGCATTACGAGCGTGACCTGTACGTCCTGCGTAGCGGGCGACCATGTCTATGTGCGGATTTCACGCGATGCCAACGGGGGCGCGGTCACCGACGATATGACGGGGGACGCCTTGCTCCTGAATTACGGTCGGGTCTTTGTGGTGACGCAATGATGGTGACTGCACGCCTGACCGTTGCCGTGCTGCTCATTGTGAGCCTGTGGGCTCCGTCTGCATCGGCGACAGTCATCTTTCAGGACACGTTTACCGACACGGACGGGGTTGACCTCGATGCCCATACGCCTGACACGGGTACTTCTTGGACGGAATTTACCATCACAGGGTCGAGTCAGCTTGGGATCAACACCAATGCCCTGATTTCCGAAACCTCGAATTCCGGGCAGGGCTCGGCCTTTTCCGCTGACGGGACCTACGGCACGGCTGACTATAAGGTCACTGCGACGTTTTCTGACATTGGCACAGGGATTTCCACTGTCAACGCCTGGATCGGGTGTCGGTACGTCAACTCCGGCGGAGTGGACGGGTATTTCGCGTCAATTGCCGAACCGGACAATACCAACGATGTGCGGATTTATCGATTCGATAATGGCACCGGCACCAAGATTAGCTCGACGGAAGATACGACTCCAACCGACAACGATGTGTTCGAGCTGGAATGCAACGGGTCGGATATTGGACTGAAAAAGAATGGCTCCTATGTCATTTCGCCGATCAGCGATGCCACCTACAGCGCGGCAGGGGTGGCCATTGTCGGCATGGGGGAAATTCTTGGCGTGACGGAATGGGGAGTGTTTTCCGGGGCTATCGATATCACGACGTTTACGGTGGAGACGATTGAAGCCGTGTCCTTTGGGCCGTTTAGGAGACGCTTATAAACGAAAGGTGACCTATGAAACTTCTGCTGATCGCTCTGTGGGTTCTGCTGCCGTCGATGGGATGGGCGGCCTATCTCAATCCTGAGATTGAGCAAAACGCCCTGCAACCAAACGGCATGGTCAAACTCACCTTGGTCTTTCGTGGCGATGCCGGAGAGCCTGATGTGCGGCGAGAACTGCTGGTGCGGCCAGGGATGACCTTTCAGCAAGGCCGGTACTTTGTCGATGATACCATTCGAGAACTGGACGCAGCACGGACGGCCTCGAACGTTCCTCAGCTTCAGCCAGGACAAACCATTACCAGATTAGTTCGGCCCGCCGCTGTCCCTACAGCCAAGCAAGCCTGGCGGACGAAATTCAACGCCTACATGGCCGCGAAGGACGCAGGGCTGACGAACGCCACCATGGCTACTGACCTTGCCGCCCTGAAGGCCGATCTTGAAGCAACGTATCAGACGGGGTTCCTCAATGAATAAGCAACGCGGATCTATGCTGTTGGTCTTCGTGGGGCTGGCGTGTCTCTGGACCGATCCGTCTCACGCAACGCGCTATTGGATTTCTCCATCAGGAAGCGATGCAAACGCCTGCGCATCGATCGATGGTGATATCGACCCCGGTGTCTATCGGCAAACGATTGTCGGCGGGAAAAGCTGCATGAGCGGCGGCGATACGCTCACGGCAAAGGCCGGGACTTATACAGGGACGAGCAATCGCGCCGAAAACTTTCCCAGCGGGACGGCCTCGGCGTACACCATTTTCGAGGGGGATCCGGCGAGTTCCGCCTCGTGCGCAAAGGATCTCACCTGCGCGACCATTATTAACAATAACGGCACCTATGGGGTCTATACGAATCTGACCTCCTATTTCATCGTGCGGAATATGAAGATCACGAGCGCGAGCAACTCGGCCTACCCGATCGACATTGGCTCTGCTCCGCAAGCGGGCGTGTCCACGAATGTCATCGTCCGCAACATTGAAGCCACTGGCAGCGGAGCCTCGTGCATTATGAATTCAGCTCTCGGCCATTTCACCACGATCGAAGAGACCAATTTGCATGACTGCACCGGCGGGGCGCTGGGCATCTATTTTCAAGGCGACGATGGAATCATTCGGAATAACTGGATTCACAATAACGGGTATTACGGAGTCCAACTGTATAATTCTGGTACAAACTCAGACGGTCGCCCGGATCGCATCAAGTTTTATAATAACCTCATCGAAAACAATGAGCTTGGCCTTTTTGTTGAAGGCAATGACAATGAAATTGTCGGTAATGTGATTCGCAACACCGGGAGCGGCATTGCCACGACCGGACTGCGACCGATCGTCGTCCACAATCAAGTCGGCGGAGCCATTGCCATCGGCTCGTATGGGTCCTCGAATGGGGCCATTGTTCAAAATAATATCATCCTGGGCAATGTCACCATCGGGAGCGGCACGACCAGCGGAACCGTGACCCGCTCCTTCAACGCCTGTCGCTCCATTGATAGCTGCGGCAGTAACACCCTGACTATCGTTGATTTCTCGACTGTCTCTATCTCCACCTCAGACTATCGCTTAAAAGACGGCTCCACGGCCATCAATGCCGGGACAGCCGCGTCGGTCTCTGCCCTGCGACCCTGCAATGGGGCATGCGATATCGGCCCAAATGAAGCCTTTGGGTTCTCGTCGGCGGTTGTGAGCGGCACGACAGCGGAGGTGACGCTAGGGATGAACCTCCATACGCCGGTCGTTCCCACCATCGCCGGATGGTCGCTGGCCTGTACGCCGAATCCCACGGCCTGTCCGAGTTTTTCCCTTTCAGCGGCGGTCCTGAAAGCTGGCACGAGCAGCACAGTCCAGATCACCTATACCGGGAGTGCGTGTTCAGCCGGCCAAACCTGGACGGCCTCCTATTCGGCGGTCACCGGCAATACCACCAATTCCGTTGGATTACCGCTCAAGCAAGAGCTTACGACCACAACCAATTTTGCCGTGAACAGCTCTGGCTGTACGGGCGGCGGCGGCCCCTCACCACCTGGCGGGCTGCATATCCATTACAAATTGGATGAAGGGACCGGCACGAACGCCAACGATGAGACGGCGAATAATTTGGACGGAACCTTGATGAATAGCCCGACCTGGGGCACCGGGGTTGATAGCAATGGGGTGGTCATGGCCGCTGGGACCTCCCAGCACATTGCAATTCCCTATGGAAGCGGGGTCAATCCCTCCACGCAATCGCTGACGATCGCCTTTTGGGCGAAGCTCACCAGTGAGGGTCTGGTGTTTGGGTCACCGGTCGGCACGAATCAGCGGCTCTATATCGCGGTGTCGAATGGAACGGCCCGGATTGCGATTCAAGGCACAAACGCGGGTACCGCGTCTGATTTAACCGTGACGCTGAACGATTGGACACGGTTTTGCCTCGTGATGAATAGCGGGACGGATACCGCTACGCTCGCGGTGAATGGGGTAGCCTCGGCCAATACAGGCGGCAGGAAAACCTATACCTCCTATGCGCTCGCTGGAAATTTCCAACTCGGGCGCATTGACGGCAACAATGCGCCAGGTGGGACCTATGACGATTTCAAACTGTGGACGAGCGTGGAGTCCTGCGCAGACGATTACGCGGCCTCCAATCCGCCGCCGCCTGCCGTCACGGCCCAGTATACGGCGGTGGGGATGCGGTTCTATGGAGCCAAGACGCGACGCTCCGGAGCGCTCATTCCGCTCGCCGCGCTGAATACCAATATCACGATTGTACCAGGAGGGGCGTTTGCCCTGGCGGTCCAGACGGACGGCACGGTTGCAGATCCGCCCCCTATGGCCGAACGGCTCTATTACTCGTGTTCCCCATCACCCTGCTCCGGCTCCTGGTTGCCCGTGCCAGCCGATGGCACTGCTGACGGGGTGTATTTTTGGGGGACGACGGTAGAACCGAGGCTCTTGAGTGGGGCCCATGGGTCGAATTTGAGCGGGGCGCTGACGCATGTGAACGGCGGCACGAACATTACTGCCGATTCCATCCCGGTGGTTGATCTTGCGCAGGACAACAGTACCGTGATGCGGTGGATTATCAGAATTTCCAGTAGTGCGCCGATCGGACGCATCTTTTGCTTTAAGCCGAGGGAGCAAACCGGGATTGATTTGAATGGCGGCTATACGCCATCCGGCGGGCTGTGCGCAACGGTCCGGTCATCCGTGGCAGACGGCGGGTTTTAGCCGTGACGGAATATTTCTGGCAGCGTGCCTGCCCACAATGCGGGAGACACTTAGCACGTCCGTGTGAGTACGGGATAGCTTGGCTCTGTAGGTGCGGATGGACCACTGCCGATGTAAGCAGAGCAATACGAAAGCCTGAGCAATCACAGAATGTTGAGAAATGATGGTCTTAGATCTCATTAGGGTTGGCTCCTCCAATCGCGGGACGTTCGGCGTGCTCCGTCATGGCCAAGTGCCGTTTGTGCTGACCCTGGAGCGGCCCTGGCTGGACAATCAACAGAACATGTCGTGCATTCCGAAGGGTCGCTATCGCTGTCGCAAGATCCGATCTCCGAAGTTCGGGAATACCTATGAGATTTGCGATGTCCCGAACCGAACGCACGTCTTGTTTCATAGCGGCAATACTATTGAGGATACCGAAGGATGTATACTCGTCGGAGAAGAGTTCAGCGGGACGTGGGACAAACCGATGCTGGTCTCCAGTCAACGCGGGTTTGGCGAATTGATGAAGTACTTGGATGGCATGCCAGAGTTTGATGTGGTGATTCATGAGTTCTCACTGTTGGAATCGTCGGTTGCCGTATGAAGAAACCCAGGGTGTTTCGCTGTCCGCATTGCGGTGAATCGGTCGTTGGGCATGAAATCAACGCCCATGTGCGGGCGTGTGACAAAGGGAAACCGCGTGAGGCTGGCTAATGCGCCAGTAGCCTCCTATATAGAAATCGATGTACCGTCCATGTAGCAGTAGGGAGGCTGTCATGAAATGGCTGAGAGCCCGGGCAATATGGAACTTGGCCCCACCTATAAAACCCTTTTCCTTGGTGCTTGCATTGTTATTGGGGGGGCTGTTGGGTGGT